GGAACGCGCTTTCCGTTTCTTATCAGTATCTTCATCTTTGTAGCGCATGCGACGATTTGCTTCAATATTGATTCTGGACAATGCGCGTCTAAGGAGAGGCACTTCATCAGCACTTGCTTGCATTAGCCTGTTGCTATAATAATCTACTTTTTCTGCTAAATCAAAATGACCCGCCCGCTCCAGTTCCTCTGCAGCCAAATCCAATTCTCGTTGGACTGCTCGTTTATCAAAGCGCATTTCAATCCTCCTTGTATTTGGGTGTATAGGCAACTACCTGAAGATCCCTATTGATCTCCAGGTAGTCACCATTGATAAACTGCAGTAAAACTGCAGTAAAACTACAATCTCGAACCGATTGCCACACCAGCGGGGTTCACTAGAACCTGGGCAATCAACTCATACCAGAACCAACCCTGGCGCGGACGACCTTCCATGAACTCGTTTACTGGCTCAGAGAATAGCTCGACACGAATGGGCATTCCGCCGAGATACTCAGGAGCAGTAACAGCAACGACTTCACCGGGCTGCAGAATTTCGAATGTCTGTGTACCAGCAGTGGTGATAATCATGGCATTCAGGATGGTGCCGATGTAGCCAGCCATGATCAACTCGCGCTGTGTCACGGGGTCCACCTGTGCAGATACAGTATTCACCAAGTCGGATACTTCTTGACGGTGAATGATGTATTTATCACAGATTAGACGGTGACGCTCAATCTGATACCGAATGGCTTCGAGCGCGGCCAAGTTCAATGTTGCAAAGAATGTGGTTGTGTTGGTCTGGTTTGCGCCAGCCTGTAGCAGATTGATGAGTGCCAAGTCCTCTTGGTACTCGATGGACATACGCGCACGATCCTGGGTTCTTGCTAGGATGTCGTACTGTGCACGGTACTTATCCTTGATCTCGATGGACGGATAAGCAGTTACCTCAAACTCCGGTGGATAGATGTAACGACCTTCAACGACGGACTGCGGGGTTTGACCATCTTCTGCAATCACCCAACCCCGGATGTACACGTCCTTGTCGTAACGAACCACCTCACCGGCTTTCACCGTGCGGGGTGCAAAGACTTTTCTCGCTAGACCCTCATAGTCGATAACTTCCTTGATGGGGTTTAGAAGGCCCTGACCAACCTGGCGGAAACCCTCACTCGAAGGATCGGAGAAAGCCTCACGTAGAATGGCATCGGTTTCATAGCCATCTACGCCTTCTCCAGCGTAGGATGCAGTACGCTCAACATCATAGGTGCCATCAGCCATACCATCCAGCAAGTGCTTGATCTGGTTGAGCACTTCACCTTTGCTGGTTGCGTTGATCTCACCCTGATTGTTGAACATGCGCTCCGAAGCTGACATCTGCAGATTACCTGATTTGCCAGCTTTGCCCACATTCATTGGGTTGAACTCGTTTCCGGTTTTACGATCAACCACGGTTCCACCGGAAGCCTTTTTCATGTACGGGTTAAATTTCATTTCCTTCCTCCTCTAAAATCAAAAAAGTTAGTCGTAGCGGAGACTCCCGGTCACGCTACCCCTACTGAGCCACCGTAATCTGCTGTACTCCCAAGAATGGATCGGTCGCGGTCGGAACACTGATTACACGACCACACACGGAGCTAAAGCCAGCACCTGCGCCTGTGCTCCAGTAGCTGTTTGCATCGGAACGAAGCGGAGCATTCAAGGTGTAGGTCTGGGTGACATCGTACATATCGGTGTAGATCTTCGCATCACTCTCAGCAACAGTGATTTTGCCAGAACCCAATGTGTCGTCAGGCTGTCTATCATAGTTCTGACCAACCGCAGTCCACTGAGTAGATACGTTGTCCCAATACACAGCAGTGGAAGCTAAGGTGTATTTGTACCAAATAACAACAGCCTGTAGCGCAGCGATTGCACCACCACCAAGGCGAGTAACCACACCGTTGGCAGTTGCAACAGTGTAGTCAGTTCCCTGAGTATACACTGTAGTACCAGCGGCGTTAGTTACTTTAATATTGGCAGTGCTTAGAACATTACCCTTGCTCAAGTTGATCGTGTTAGCTGCACTGAACGTGCCCGTTTCGAGTGTGCCGCGAATGTAACCCGCTGCACGATCTTTCCAGAATGTACCAATGGGCACATCACCGGAAGCTGCTGTGGTTGCAACAGTAACGCCTCCCGACGTTGCTAGGAATGCAACCATGCCCGCATAGATGTTGACATTATCATCTACATCATAAAACGGACGGTCATACGCATAACCTCTTTTTTTGTCTAGCATTTGCTTTCTCCTTTACCTTGACCTTTTCTATTTAAAAACAAACTGTTTACTTCAATTTGCTAATTCCGTGCAATTTGGGCTTCGGGAGTGCCTGTTGCAGTCTTGCGGTTGCATCTCCGGGGTCAGTATCACTTGCGCTCGACAGCGGTAGCGAAGATCTGTGGGCACGTGCGCGGAGACTTGCTGCCCGCTCATGTTTTGCTGCTTCGGCTGCTTCGGAAGCAGTAATTGGCGTTGCTGTATTTAGTTCACCAATTTGGGCTTCCAAATCGATGAAGCTTTCGTCGTTCATTTCCAGGTACTCAGCAGCTTTAGCCAATGTAACTTCAAAATGCTCGGCAGCGGAACGCTCAAACGTTGCTTCGATGATTTTCTCAGGCTCATCAACGCCTAATGTATTCAAAGTCTCATACCATGCAGCTTTGAGCGGATTATCCGCCAGATTTTTGGCTTGTGCCGAAAGAGCTAACCGGAAGGCGCGAACAAACCGACGAACGAAGTTATCTTTAAATGAAGCTTCCATAGCTGGTGTGTCCGTCGCAGGTTCCTCAACTGCCGGTGTTTCTTCAACTGCTGCTTCCTCTGTAGCTTCTGTGGGCATTTCCTCTGTAAATTCAGGTGTTTCAGCTTCAGGCTCAGTTGCTTCAGTTGCTTCAGTTGCTTCAGGCTCAGTTACTTCGTCGCCTTCCGCAGCGGTAGCAGTCGGTTTGGCACATGCTTCCTCTTCCAGTTCCTTAATGGGTGGGCCTTTCTTTTCTACAGGAGGGCCTTCTTTACCCATAGGTGGGCCTTTTTTCGGAGGAAATGGCTTCTTCTTGTCTTTATCCATCAACTTTTTCTTTAGCAAGTCAGGCTTGCCTTTATCCAATGATGGTTTTTCCTCGATTTCCTCTTCTTTCTTTAGCTCGAAAGGTAGTGCGCTGTATTTTTCCATAGCTGCTTCAAGCCCCATTTCCCGAACATCGTTAATTACAGCTTCAGCAAACTCTCTCGATGCAAAGACTTCTTTAGTTTCGGCTGTTGGCTGGATTTTATAGAACACTTGATCGGTGTGCTTGTTCACAACTGCCCACTCGGTGCCAGCAGCGTTCAAATCCATGGCCATATCAACAGCTTTGAGCCTATACTGGCCCCAATCCTCCGGTTCGTCTTTCAGTTTAGTAATAGTGGGAGCAGGGACTTGTTGTTTATACTTCTTGTTTGGCATTTCTTTCATTTCAAAAGTAAGCTCTTTGGCTACGCGATCTTTACGAGCCGCCCGTAGTTGTTCTTTAGTTGACATTTGTTCCTCCTTATTTGATCTAACTAAACGTTCTTCTTTTCCTAAACCAAAATCGGAAGAAGATAGATCTTCTTCCTCTTCGTCTTTTAACTCGTCAAACTTTTCTTCAAAATCAGTTTTTTCTCCAACATCTTTCTGTAGGACATTTACTAAGCGATTTAATGTTTTGGTTAATCCTTCCATCTGGTCACTGATTGCAGTGACTTTTTCGTCTAAACCTTCTAACTTTTGTTCTTGTTCTTTACGTTGCCTAATTTCACGCTCGACTTCTTGTTCAATTTCTTCTTTACTTTTCGGTCCTGCGGGTGGGGGAGGAGCACCTGGAGCCGCAGGAGGCTTAGGTGCACCAGGCATTCCAGGTGCACCTACTGGTGGTTTAGGCGCGATAGGAGCAGCCGCTGGTGGTCCCGCTGGAGGTGCACCAGGAGCAGGAGCCGGTGGAGGACCACCTGGGGCTGGTGGAGGAACAGCTTGGGCTTGTTTTACAAATTTGCTTGTCTTTTTTGCAACACGACTACGTAATCTATCCATTTACTCATTCCTTATTTAGTTATTATCTAGTCTATATAAAAAATTATTAAACTTCTGTTAGAAGATTTTATAGCTATATTTAGCGTTTAAAACAGACGATCAGCTAATCGCAGCATTGCATCGGGCAGTTTTCCAGCATTAAGACTAAAGAATCTCGCAACTTCCGCTTGATCTTCGGGTTCAATTAGCGTAGAAATCACGCTAAATGCCGCCCGCATATTATGTACTTTAGCCTGTTTGGAAGCATACTTTAGTAATGCTTGGGTCTTTGCTTTAGGATCGGCAGGATTTCCTACAACAGATAATTCTTGGTATTCAACCCCCAAACAATCTTCATACACTAATGTGCCATCAAGAGTGGCCATTTTATACCACTTCAAGTGATCACATAGTTCTCTATCGGATGTAGCAATCTTATTACAAAAACTACATCTGACTTGATCGCAAATGCATCCCATTGAAAACGAATCGACCTCACCACTAAGTAAACCTTCAGCTAGTGGCGAATCTTTTGTGGTATCCATAGCAACCACAGTGAGTACGTGCTTATCTTTGTCATCTGCAGTTACATAATGTGCATCAGGAATGTATCCACGTGCAGTTTTAGGATTGTCTACTGCATGTTCTATATGGAGTGGATCATTACGGAACGTTTGAAAAACCAAACAACGATGATTAGGAGAGAATCGTGTAAGTTCTCCATGCTGGAAATTATCACCATTGTTATTTGGCTCGTCTGCAGTTACCGCACGGGGAACTGGAAAAATATAATCATCAATTTTGCTAGAAATGTTGTATACTTTAGCAACTGCTTTGAGTACATCTTTTGATAAAATGTTAAGTGCGCTTTTTATGGCTTCATCTTCTGATTCAGCCATATCATCATTTTGCTGTGCTCGTTTACTAAATTTACCAGAAGATTGATAAACACTAACTATTGGGGCTTTCGCGGTCTTGTAAAAAGGCATGAATCTCTCCCATAATAAGGGTTCCCAAACTATGAGAGAGATTATAAAAGGAAAGTAAATTAACTATTTAACTTTTGATTCTTCTTTTTCTTTTGGTTTCTCTTCTTTCAAATTATCAGGAATCAGTGTTTTACCACATTTCGGGCACTTGTCAAGGCGTCCTTTGAGTTCCTGACCGCATCCACATAGAATTTTAGCTACTACAGCATCACCGACTTTTCTAAAGGTCATCGTTTGTATCCTCCAAGCAAAGTTTTCTAAATTCACATAGATCGCAATATTTATATTTGAAATTTTGTGTAAATTTACAACCATTCTTCAATGCTTTGTCTACCTTAACATATTGTTTAATCGCTTCTTTCATCCATTTATTAGTAATTTTATGTGAATGAATTCCTCTTTTAGAATCCATGAATTTCAAATAAAAGTAATCACCATAAATTTTAGCTTTAGGATGTATTTTTTGCCGTACTAAAATCCCATATGAATGAATTTGCACAGAATCAAGTTCATTTGCTTTGGACATAGGCTTACCAGATTTATAGTCGATCACTTTATAACGATTCTTCCCAATAAGATCTATACGATCAGCTTTCAACCATACAGTAATACCTTTAATATCTAATTTTGTCAATTCTTCAACCATGTGGACTTTGGGAGCCTTTGGAAGCTGTTTTAAATGATTTAGATAATTTATGAGCATGTGTTTTATAGTCCAAAGATCGCTATTTTCAATAATTCCTTTTTTTAGTTTTCGTTTTGCGTCATATTTAGCAATTGCTTCCTTAAAGCATTTTCCCATCGGTGAATTATTTTTATGATATAACTCAAGTGCTTTATGTACCACATTTCCTATCAGGAAAAACTTATTCTCGGGAGGAACAAATGGTTGCTTTATATATTTATAAAGGAAAAGACGCTTGCAGCCATTAAATGTATCTACTTTAGTTGGAGATAATGTTAGCGTTTTAGGGTCTTTAGCCATTGACTCACTTCTTTGAATGCCCAATGCGTTTTCGGTAACGTTTCGTATCTATCAAGTAACATTGCTATAACTTTACTCTCGTTTCGACACATCCAGTAGTACATACTAGTTGTAAACTGTTTAGATAAATGCTTTGCGTCACGTTCAGCATCATAATCAGGTTTTTCTTGACTAGTAAAATACATAGTCATAGCGTATCCATTACCTTCGTAATCAGTACGCCATGGTGAAGGAAATGGTAAAAGGAATACGAGTGTGCATAGAAATAATAAAAACCACGAATTTGCAAATCCTAAAAATGCAAATAAACTAAATAATGCCCAAATCTGTGGAGATAGATATTTAATAGGTTGAAATGCATCTTTTTCATTATCGACCATATGCACAAATTCATGTGCTATAATACGTGTAACCGCATGATATCTACGCGCCAACCATTCTCTTGATGGAAAATATACAGTAGTCCCAATAACAGTTACATATCTAGTCATAAATGTGCGATTGAAAATCCATATAATAGTATAATAAACAATCTTCATTAATAAACTTTTATCTTTATATACGATTTTCGCATCTGGGAAATTTTTGAGAATTACATTATCCCAAAAGGAATGAAATATATCTTTATCGTTCATTGTGCTTCTCAATTGCTTTTTGCAGATTTTTCAAAGATATTTTATCTTTCATATAATCTCTAAAATCACTCATCGGGATGTTCGGACAAGTCTTGTGCGTGTTTGGATCTTCATAGTGACCTAAAATATCATCAACATCTAAATTGAAATGTCTGGTCAATTT